GTGAAGCGAGAGAACGGAGTGACGGAGATCGAGCCGCAGGATGTTCGACCAATCGAGCGACCAGTGGTAACGAAGACCCATGAAGGAGGAGGCGTTGAGAAGATTATGGAAGGATGGCAATACAGCGCAGGAACGAGACCTGGCGACTGTGGAGCTCCCCTACTTATTCACAACACACACATTCAACCTGGCAAGATAATTGGCATTCATACTGCCGCTTATCGTGACTCGTCGAGTGCGTTTGCTACCATCGTGACCTACGATTTAATCAAGATCGCTATGGATGATTTGCCCCAGCAGATTGTCATTAGCGAGATTGCCGAAGTCGAAGGTTGTGTTCAACGTGAGTATGTGACTGGAAGTATTCTGCCAATTGGCACCGTAGGCCCTCAAAGCGCCACAACCGTGCCTATAAAGCAGGAGTATTACCCGTCACCAATTCAAGGAGAGTTCAATGTCGTGAAGGAACCCGCGATCATGCACAATAGTGATCCCCGGTACACCTACAAGGAGAATGGAGATGTCTTCTCGAACGCAATGCAGAAGTTTGGAGGAGAGAGGATGACACCAACTGCCAGAGACATGGAAGTGCTTTCGAGCGCAACCGAGATGTTGAAGCAGTTCTTTGATACATTTCCGAGACGTGAGAAGCCAAGAGTCTGGACGCTAGATGAGGCTTTGAACGGGGTTGGAAACGTGAATCGCATTAACATCAATTCGTCAGCAGGCTGGCCTTGGGTGTTGCCCCGTTTTAAGGGCACCATGAAGGGCAAGCATGCTTATGTTGAGATTGTTGATGAAAAGATCACTTTGCGACCGGTGATGCAAGCAAGAGTGGAGGAGAGAATTGCAATGGCACAAAGAGGAATCCGAGTGCCATCTGTGTGGACCGCTAATCTGAAAGTGGAGTTGAGACCAGTTGAGAGGGTGCGAGCAGGCAAGACGCGAGGTTTTGTCGGCTGCCCAATTGATTACACCATAGTGTTTCGCAAATACTTTGGTGCGTGGATCGATTTCATGCATGGCCACTATATTGATAATATGTGTGGCGTGGGAATGAATTGTGAGAGTGCAGACTGGACCTTGCTGGCAAACAAGATCAAAGAGAACTCTGTCAAATTCTTCGCTTTCGATTACTCTGATTGGGATGGATCGCTGCTGTCTGAGGTGCTTTGGGAGGCTAAAAACCTTTTGGAGCATTTCTATGGGAAAGAGTGGTGCGTGGTGCATGAAGTGTTGTACGATGAGATTGTAAACACTGTCATGATCATGAACCGAGAGATTGTCATGAAGAGGAACTCGATGCCCTCAGGGGTGCCGTGTACCGCCGAGATTAATTGTCTCATCAACCTACTACTAATTGTTGGCTATTATGTGAAGAGTCGGCCTGTGAGGCCTACTTTGCGTGATATGTTGCAAGAGATGTATGTGTGTGTTTATGGAGATGATAATGTTGGTGGTGTGAGCGAGTACGCAGCGAGCTTCATGTCCCCGCAAGGGTATGAGGAGTTCATTCGCGGATTCGGCATGACTGTCACGAATGCGTCAAAAGATGGAACTGTGTCGTGGGAGAGATTTGAGGACTTGTCGTTTTTAAAACGGCATTTTCGCAAGGATGGAATGACATATGTACCATTAATTGACTTGAGGACGGTGTCTGGAATGGTGACCTGGCTAACTGACAGAGATGACAGAGCGTTGGAGAACAATTTGAATACTGCCCTTCGATACATTTTCTTCTTCGGAAGTGAGATGTTCGAAATATTCCGCGATGAGCTCCTGGAAGCGTGTAGAAAGCATAACGTTCGCGTTTGCCTAAACACCTATCAGGATCTCCACACGGAGTATCATGGAAACAACCAGTTTGCCAGTTTAGTACCCTGGCTTACTAGGACGGATCGACGTACTATGGCTTTATAATTTTAACAACATGTTTAATACACTGAATCTTATTAGAAGCGCCGTGACAGGCGTTACCATTGCTAGTACCTATTTTATT